AACACATCATCTAATACACTTACAGGCACATCTACTGTATTTGACCAAGAAATTATTGAAAATGATTTTATTACACTCTCTGATGGTCAAGAAGTTCAAGTGCGTAAGATTAATTCACCCACAGAAATTGTAATTGCAGCTAACACCTTATCTGCTAATGTGACTTCTAACACGATGTCAAAAGCTGGTGTATCGGATGTTTGGGACGATAGGTTCTTAAAACAATATGCAACAGCCAAAATTAAGTATCAATGGGGTTCTAATTTAAGTAAATTTGCTGGTGTTCAATTACCAGGTGGAGTGACACTTGATGGTCCAAGAATTATGGAAGAAGCACAGCGTGAAATTGATAAAATAGAAGAAGAAATGCAATCTTACAATGTATTGCCAAATGAAATGTTTATGGGTTAGTGATGAATGGCAACCAATCTTTATTTCAATAACTTTCCGAAGAATATAACTTCAGAGCAACTGCTCGTTGAAGATTTAGTCATTGAATCACTCAAGATTCATGGTATGGATGTTTATTACATGCCAAGAACCAGTCGTGATACGGTTGATTATATCTTTGGTGAAGATACACTCAAACAATATGTGTCTGCCTATCCTCTTGAAATGTATTTAGAAGATGTAACGGGTATGGAAGGTGAACAAGACTTTATTTCTAAATTTGGTCTTGAAATTCGTGATGAAATTAGACTACTTGTTTCTCGCCGTAGATTTGCAGCTAGCATTCCTCAAAATAGACCAAAAGAAGGTGATTTAATTTATGTTCCTTTGGTTCAAAACTTCTTTGAAATTACCTTTGTAGAACATGAAAACGAATCGGCTATGTTTTATACATTAGGCCGTGGTCGTGGCGCCAATGTTTATGTCTATGCACTTAAACTTAAACAGTTTGTATTTTCTAATGAGATTATTGAAACAGGTATTCCAGATATTGATGAACAAATCCGTGATGAATATCCAAGAACAAAAATTACAATTGGTGCTGGCGGTTCTGGCAAATATGTTAATGATGAGTTTGTTTATGTTGGTGCTAATTTAGCTTCCGCTACTGCACAAGCATTAGTTTATGATTTTGTTCCAAATACATATATTGAAGTTTATAGAACCATTGGAACATTCAGTTCAGGCACACTAAAAGGTAATACAAGTAATGCTCAATGGACAATTAATACCGTTGACAACTTGTTAGAAATGAATACTGTCTTTGAAGATATACAAGATAATGCTCGTATTGAAGCTGAAAGTGATGGTATTATTGATTGGACAGAAACAAATCCGTTTGGTGGTGATTAATGCTAGGTAACGCACAATTTTATAATAGAACAATACGAAAAGTCGTAGTGGCTTTTGGTTCTCTTTTTAATGATATTATCCTACAAAGGTATACATTGGATGGGGCAACCAAAAAAGAAGTCTTTAGAGTTCCATTATCCTATGGTTCCAAAGAGAAGTATTTAACTCGCATTACTTCTGACCCTAACTTAACTAAATCTATCGCCACGGTCGTTCCTCGTATATCCTTTGAACTCATTGGATTGGGTTATGATTCTTCTCGTAAGCAAGTATCTACATTACAAAACTTTTCATACAATACTGCCGATGGGCTCAAAACACAATATGCTCCAATTCCATATAACTTTGATTTTACCTTATCAATTTATGTGAGAAACCATGAAGACGGCACACAAATACTTGAACAAATATTGCCGTTCTTTACACCAGATTTTAATGTGACTGTTAATTTCAATTCAAACATGACACAGAAATATGACATGCCTATCATACTTAATTCAGCTTCACCAGAGGTTGATTATGAAGGTGATATGTTATCAACACGCTTGATTATTTGGACTTTAGATTTTACTGCCAAAGGTTTCATTTACCCACCAGTTAAAACAAGTCAAAACATTATTGAGCAAGCAAATACGAACCTACATATTGATACCATCTCAAGAACTTCACAGAAAGTTTTTGTAGATTATGCCAACGGTTCTAATTACTTTGCTGAAGAAGAAACTATTTTTGTAGAAGACCGTGGTGTTACCGGTGATGTAGCTTATTTTAGTAATTCAAATACAGGCGTTTTAGTAGTGGGTAATCTTAATAAACCATTACAAGCTAATGATATTGTTCTTGGTACCCAAACAAACGCTAAATATACTATTAAAACTGTTGATGCTAATCCAGTTAAGACTGTTATAATTATTACCAATCCAGACCCAATCACAGCTAATGTTGATGATGATTTTGGATTTACTGAAACCATATATGAATATCCAGATTCACCATGAGTAAATTAAATAATAAGATAAGTGAAGCGCTAAATACTGAACCCATAGAAATTAACCCTGTGGTTGAAGTGCAACCTGAAGAAGTTATTCCAACAAATCAGGTTGAAGAAGATGCTGATTTTGCTCGTAGTAATATGAGAACACTTATAGCCAAAGGCAATCAAGCTATGGATCAACTATTAGCTGTGGCTAAAGAATCAGAACATCCTCGTGCATATGAAGTAGCTGCAACTTTAATTAAAAGTTTGGCAGATATGAATAAGGATTTGTTGGATTTGCAAAAAAAACGCAAAGATTTAACACCTAATGGAGATGGTTTTGCAGGAAACGCAAAAAATCTAAATGTAGATAAGGCTATTTTTGTTGGTTCTACAAACGAATTAGTTAAGTTTTTGAAGAACAATAAATAAGGATTACTATGGAAAAATTAGTCGCACAACTCAAAACAATTTTAGGTACAAACTTTGGTTTGTATTTTAAGGCTCACTCATTTCATTGGAATGTAGAAGGCCCAAATTTCAATGATTATCACGCCTTTCTAGGTGCATTTTATACCCAAGTATGGAACAATACAGATTTAATCTCTGAAAAGATTCGTATGCTAGGTTCATATTCTCCAACAGGTTTGGATAGAATGCTTGAACTATGTGACATTCAAGACAATGAAAATATACCAACAGCTATTGGAATGTTTACACAATTAAAGAGTGATAATGACCGTTTCATTATTCATTTAAGAGCTGGTATTGTTTTAGCTGACCAAGCTGGTGAACCAGCAATATCTAACTTCTTACAGGATATATTAGACCAACACCAAAAACAAGCATGGTTCTTGAGTAGTCTAATCAAATAAAATGTCTGACGGATATCTTGGTAATGACCGCCTCAAAAGGGTGGGTGTTGAACTATCTTATACAGAAGAACAAGTAGCAGAAATTATTAAATGTACCGAAGACCCGGTACACTTTATTAAGAATTATGTAAAGATTGTCAATGTGGACCACGGTTTGGTTCCGTTTGACATGTGGCCATTCCAAGAAAAAATGGTCAAAACTTTCCATGAGAATCGTTTTTGTATTGCAAAAATGCCTCGTCAGGTTGGTAAAACAACCACGACAGTAGGTTATATGTTATGGTCTGTTTTATTTAATCCAGATTATACAGTTGGTATTTTAGCAAATAAGGGTTCATTAGCTCGTGAGATTTTGGACCGATTAACAAAGGCCTATGAATATTTGCCTTTGTGGTTACAGCAAGGCGTTGTGGTTTGGAATAAAGGTAATATTGAATTAGAAAATGGTTCAAAGATATTTGCATATGCAACATCCGCAGCCGGTGTCCGAGGCGGTTCTTATAATCTAATATTCCTTGATGAGTTTGCGTTTGTGCCTCACAATATGGCGCAAGACTTCTTCCAATCAACTTATCCTGTGATTTCTTCTGGTCAAACGACCAAAGTTATTATTGTATCCACACCAAACGGATTGAACCAGTTTTATAAAATGTGGACTGATGCAATTGAAGGTCGTTCTACATACAAACCATTGGAAGTCCATTGGTCAATGGTACCAGGCCGTGATGAAAAGTGGAAAGAAGAAACAATACGGAATACAAGTGAAGAACAGTTCCGTGTAGAGTTTGAAACAGAATTTATTGGTTCATCAGCAACATTGATTTCTGGAACCAAGTTAAGAAGTTTAGCATTTCATAATCCAATATCTTCAGATGAGGGTTTGGACATATATGAACAACCTATACCTGGCAGACTTTATATTTGCACGGTTGACTGTGCTGAGGGTGTAGAGGCTGACTATTCTACCATTAATGTGGTTGATGTGACAGAAACACCTTATAGGCAGGTCGCTAAATATAGAAATAATAAATTGCCTTTATTATTCTTTCCAACCATCATCTATTCGGTGGCCAAGAAATATAATGAGGCCTATGCGTTAATTGAAACAAATAACATTGGTCAACAAGTGGTTGACATATTGCATTATGATTTAGAGTATGAAAACATTTATAAGTTAGAACACCACCATATCAAAGGTCAGAGTATATCGGCTGGTTTTAGACGGTCTACTTCCTTTGGTATTAAAACAACCAAATCTGTGAAGAAAATTGGGTGTGCTAACTTAAAAACACTTATTGAAAACGATAAGTTAATCATTAATGACTTTGACACAATAGCTGAAATGAATACCTTTTCAAGGGTTCGTGATAGTTACGCAGCTGAAGAAGGCAACAATGACGATTTGGTGATGGGATTAGTTCTATTTGCGTGGTTGACAGCGCAGACTTTCTTTAAGGATTCTACAAGTATTGATGTAAGAAAGTTAATGTTGGCAGAGCAGAACATGTTGGTTGATGAAGATTTAGCCCCTGTTGGTATCATAGATGACGGAAAACGAGAAGAAATTACGATTGACCGTGAAAATAATGATATATGGACGGAAAGAGGTTATACTCCTTCAACTTTCTAAAAAACTAAATAGACTATAAAAAGAATTTAACAACAACACTATATTATTCGTAAAGCTATTAATTAAAGGAGAAATCCAATGGCATTTCAGCTCTCACCTGGGGTAAATGTATCAGAAGTAGATTTGACTACAATTGTCCCTTCCGTTCCAACATCAATTGGAGCATTTGCGGGGGTGTTTTTGTGGGGTCCAGTCGGTGAAATTATAACTATTTCAGATGAGGTGAATCTAGTAGATAGATTTGGTAAACCTACAACTGATAACTATGAATACTGGTTCTCAGCAGCAAACTTCCTAGCATACTCAAATAATCTTAAAGTTGTTCGTGCGGCTAATGTTGCATCAACAAAGAACGCTGTATCTAACGGTTCAGCAGTATTAATTAAAAACGATGACGATTGGTTAGATAATCGTTCAAGTGGTGCAACCACATATGGTGAATTTGCAGCTCGCTATGCAGGCGCTTTAGGTAACTCACTTAAAGTTTCTGTTGCTGATGCAAACACATATACTGGTTGGGCTTATGCTACACAGTTTACATCAGCACCTTCTACATCAACATACACATCAAATGCTGGTGGCGCTAATGACGAAATTCACATTATCGTTGTTGACGAAGATGGTAAATTTACAGGTACACAAGGCACAGTTCTTGAAAAATATGCCTTTGTATCTAAAGCTTCAGATGCTAAAGATGATTCAGGCAATACAAACTACTACAAGAATGTTATTGCAAACAAATCAAAATACATTCATTGGTTATCACATCCAACAGCTAACGCAGGTGCTTCATATGCTAACGCATCCTCAACATGGGGAAGTGCAGCTGCAGGCATCTCATTTACTAACTTAACAGCTAATGCTACAATCTCACTCATTGGTGGTGCAGACGGTACAATTTCAACTGCTAATGTGGTTACTGCATACGACTATTTTGAAAATGCAGAAGCTGTAGATATATCTTTAGTTGTATCTGGTCCTGCTAATGCAACAGTTGTAACTGATTTAATTTCAATGGCAGAAACTCGTAAAGATTGCCTAGTATTTGTATCTCCAGAAAAAGCAGATGTGGTTGACAATGCTGGTTCTGAAGTAACAGACATCAAAGCATACCGTGAAACTCTTACAAGCACATCATACGCTGTATTAGACGGTAACTGGAAATATCAATACGACAAATATAACGATGTATATCGCTGGGTACCATTAAATGGTGACATCGCTGGTCTATGTGCAAGAACAGACCTTGAGCGTGACCCATGGTTTTCACCAGGCGGTCTCAATCGTGGTATTATCAAAAATGTAATTAAACTCGCATGGAATCCAACAAAAGCAAATCGTGATGATTTGTATGTAAAAGGTATTAATCCTGTTGTTTCATTCCAAGGCGAAGGTGTAGTGTTATTTGGTGATAAGACACTCTTATCTAAACCAAGTGCATTTGACCGTATCAATGTTCGTAGATTGTTTATTGTGCTTGAGAAAGCTCTTGCTCGTGCAGCTCGCTTCTCTCTATTTGAGTTCAATGACCAATTCACTAGAGCACAGTTTGTAAATCTTGTAGAACCATATTTACGAGATGTTCAAGGTCGTCGTGGTATTTTTGACTTCCGTGTGGTCTGTGACGAATCAAATAATACACCAGAAGTAATAGATAGAAATGAGTTTGTTGGTGACATCTACATCAAACCTGCTCGTTCAATCAACTTTATCCAACTCAACTTTGTTGCAGTAAGAACAGGCGTAAGCTTTGACGAAGTTGTTGGGAAGTTCTAATAAATAGAGAAACAGGAGAAAATAAATGGCATTTAATGTAAATGAATTCCGAAGCCAACTGATTGGTGACGGCGCTCGCCCAAATCTATTTGAGGTGTCCATGCCCTTTCCTGCGTTCTCTGCGCCAGGAAACGCACAAACTAAATTGACTTTCATGTGTAAGACAGCACAATTACCCGGTGCAACTATCGGTGTTGTGCCTGTTCAATACTTTGGTCGTGAATTAAAATTTGCTGGCAATAGAACATTTGCAGATTGGACAATCACAATTATCAACGATGAAGACTTTGTTATCCGTAACGCATTTGAAAGATGGATGAACGGTATCAATAGTCACAATCTTAATGTGCGTAATCCAGTAGCTCAAGCTCCTGCAGGTTACACAGTTGATGGTGATGTTAGACAATTCAGCAAAGCAGGCGACACACTCAAGAAATATAAATTTGTTGGTTTATTCCCAACAGATTTAGCTCCAATTGATGTTGATTGGGGTGCTAATGATACAATTGAAGAATTCACAGTAACACTTTCCTACCAATGGTGGGAATCAGTTGAAGACGGTGTAGTGTAACGAGAAAGGCTTCGGCCTTTCTCTATTTTTTTTAGGATGATATAAAATGGCAGTCAAACTCTTTGGGTTCACCTTAGGTCGGAAGGACATTGTCCAACCGCAATTACCTGAGCAGCCTTCCTTTACACTTCCAACGGAGAGCATGGATGATGGTGCAGTTACCATTACATCTACGGCTCACTATGGAACTTATGTAGATTTAGAAGGTTCAGTTCGTAATGAAATTGAATTAGTAACACGCTATCGTGAGATGGCAAACCATCCAGAATTAGAAATGGCGATTGATGATATTGTCAATGAAGCCATCACCCATGATGAAACAGGCAAAGTAGCTAATATTGTTTTAGATAAACTACAACAACCTGAATCTATTAAAAAGAAAATCCTTGAAGAATACAATAATGTTCAGAAGATGCTTAACTTTAGCAATCTGGCTGATGACTTATTTAAGCGTTGGTATATTGACGGTAGAATTAACTTTCATATAGTCGTTGATGAGAAAACACCTAAAGAAGGTATCAAGGAATTAAGATATATTGACCCACGCAAGATTCGTAAAGTGCGTGAGATTAAAAAAGAGCGTGACCCAAAAACTGGCGCTCAAATTATAGCATCTATTGCTGAGTATTATGTTTATAATGACAAAGGTTCTACAACTCAAACCTATACAAGTAATGTAAATGCTGGTTTAAGAATTGCACCAGAATCTATCATTAATGTGAATTCAGGTTTGATGGATGCAAAGAACACTTTTGTTATTTCATACTTACATAAAGCAATTAAGCCACTCAATCAATTAAGAATGATTGAAGATGCAATCGTTATCTATCGCTTATCAAGAGCACCTGAAAGACGAATATTCTACATTGATGTAGGTAATCTTCCTAAAGGTAAAGCTGAACAATATCTCCGTGATGTTATGGTCAAGTATCGTAACAAGATGGTATATGACGCAGCTACTGGTGAGTTAAGAGATGACCGCAAGCACATGTCAATGCTTGAAGATTTCTGGTTACCACGCCGTGAAGGTGGCAAAGGTACTGAAATTACTACATTACCAGCTGGCCAAAATCTTGGTGAGTTGGAAGATGTGAAGTATTTCCGTCAAAAACTATTACAGTCATTAAATGTTCCTATCTCACGATTAGAACCACAACAAGGCGGTATGATTGGTGTTGGTAGAACATCTGAAGTGACACGAGATGAAGTTAAGTTTGCTAAATTCATCCAAAGATTAAGAAATAAATTCTCTCAAATTTTTGACCAGGCTCTTCGTGTTCAATTGGTGCTTAAAGGTATTTGCACACAAGAAGAATGGGAAGATTTCAAAGAAGCTATTTACTATGACTTCTTAAAAGATAATAACTTTACCGAAATGCGTGACGCTGAACTACTCCGTGAAAGAGTAGGTCTATTACAGACAGTTGACCCATATATTGGTCGTTATTATTCTGCTAAATGGGTTCGTAAGAATATTCTTCAAATGAATGACGAAGATATTCAACAGATGGAAAAAGAAATCAAAGAAGAAGAAGATAACGGTACAGGTGGTCCAACAATGCAAGACGGTGAACAGGTTTCACCTGAGCAATATCCACCAGAAGACAACACCGTTGAAAAGGGTGCTGAAGATTCAAAAACTCCACAACTTGATGCTGATGTGGAAAAGTATAGTAGCATAAATAGAAATTAACGGAGAAAATTATGGAAACATCACAATTTATTGACCAACTTGCAGCTGGCGAAGCCGCTCAAGCTAAAGACACACTAACAGATATTTTATCTGCTAAAGCTTTTGAAGCACTTGAAAATCGTAAGATTGAAATTGCTAAATCAGCCTTTGGTGGTGTAGAACAAAACCAAGACGAAGAACAAGTAGATATTGAAGTATTGGATGCTAATGAAATTAATGGCGTTCAAATGGGCGATATTGAAGTTCAAAATACGGAAGATACTCCAGTAGAAGCATGAAACTTTTAAGAGAGTTCAAACAAGAACCAATCGTTGAAGAGGAGAAGCAAGACTACTCCAAATTTGACACATTGGTACGAGCTGGTTTAGCAAACAAATCTCAAATACAAAGAATTCATCGTATTTTGGGTAAAATGGGCGAAGAAAAACCAAATTTCAACCCAGCTGACCGTGCATTAATACAAATGCTCTTTATGAGAATGACTGATTTAATTACAAATAAACAGTTGTTCCAAAAAACGAAACAAGTGGTTCGTGAAGAATATGAAGAGCTTGATGAAGCTATGAACCCAAATGATCCACCATTTGTGTTGGTATTAAAGAGAAAGGCCATTCGTTTATATCCAAACGGAGAAAAGGTCGCTCTTTATTATAATAATAAAATAAACAAATACTTTAGTGTTCCATATGGTCCTGGTGTTGATGCCAACATACAGGCAGAAGATTTTGAAAGCGGTATAAATACCATCAATGAAGGTGCTATGGCTCAACTGCAAAAGATTAAAGATAATCAACAGCATGGTGTAGTAAAACATAGTGATGGAACTTCAAGTAAAATTGATGTGCAAACCGCTCATGCGATTCTTACCGTTCATAAAAACTTGAACGATGAGAATAAAAAGAAATTTGCAGACATGGTTGGTAAGTCACACCATCATCTACAAAAAGCAGCAGAGTTTTCATGGAAAAACATGAAGTGATAAGTTTTGTTGATTTAATATTACAGAACAAATTAGACGAAGCAAAAAAAGTATTATTTGACCGTCTTGATGAAATGGTCGCAGAGCGTATAGAAAGTGCTAAGCGATATGTAGCAGCGGACAGATTTGAAGAGGCAGAAGAGCTTGAAGAAGCTACTCGCCGTAATCCCAACATTATTAAGATGGGAAGAATTCAAAAGATTCGCCGTAGAATCAGAAGAAATGCTAAAGGGCGAATTGTTGTTCAAAAGAACAGAAGGCGTTCAGGTATAAAAGGGTATCGTGTATCAGGTAACACCGTTAGACGAATACCAGCAACAACAAGAATTAGAAAAGCCCGTTTATTAAAACGGTCATGGAAAACAACTAGAAGAGCAAAACTTCGTAGGACATTAATAAAACGAAAGATGTCTATGCGAAGAAGAGCCGGATTAGGACTAAAATAAAATGCCATTTGAAATTATTAACACTATAAGAAGTTCTTCAATTATTCGTGTTGAAGGAACAGGTACAACTACGGTTGCTTTAGCTAACTTAGCTGCAAATGCTAATGAAACTGTAACAGCTGCAAACATTAAAAGATTGAATTGGTCAACAAACGGCAATATTCAAATTGTCCGAAATTCTGTGCCAATTGCCTCTTTACATAGTGCAGGTGAAATGCGCCTTGACGATTATGGTTATTCAATTGCAAACAATAGCACTTCGTCTATTGTGATTACAGTTAATACCGGCGGTACATTAGTATTAGAAGTATCAAAAGAAACAACTTATGCAACACCATTAACAGGATTCTAAAAATGAAACTTATTAGAGAAACCGTAGAAAATGTAAAATACATCACAGAGGCTTCTGAAAACGGTAAAAAGCATCTTTATATTGAAGGTACTTTCCTTGTAGGTGATACTGTTAATCGTAATAACAGAATGTATAAAATGGATACTCTCCGTGGTGAGGTAAATCGTTACAACGAAGAATATATTAAAACGAATCGTGCATTAGGTGAGTTAGGCCATCCTGACACACCATCAATCAATCTTGAAAGAGTTTCTCATAAGATTGTATCACTATCAGAAGATGGTAATACATTCTATGGTAAAGCTCTGATCCTTGAAACACCATACGGTCAAATCGTTAAAAACTTTATTGACAATGATGTAAGTATCGGTGTATCTTCAAGAGCTCTTGGTTCAGTAGTTACAACTAAAGAAGGTTATAACCTTGTCCAAGATGACCTAAAATTAGCAACAGCGGCAGACATTGTTGCGGATCCATCAGCACCGGGTGCCTTTGTAAATGGCATCATGGAAAATAAAGAATGGATGTTTATTGAAGGCAAGTTTGTAGAAGCTGACTTTGACCGTGCAAAATCGCAAATTCGCAAGGCATCTTCAAAACAAATTGAAGAAGTAGCCTTAAAACTGTTTGAAAATTACCTCAGAAAACTTTAATTTTATAAATAAGAAATCATAAGGAGATTCCTAATGGCAACAAATAAACTCATGGAAGCAGCTGCTGAAGCCCTTGCGTCAAGCAAACAATCCGCACCCGCTGAACCAATGCACAAAGTGGACACACAGGTCGTAGACCTAGGTGGCCCAAAACAAGATGTAGGCGCTAATAAAGCTGGTGGCGACATCTATGACAAATATAAAGTTGACGGCGCTAAAGCAGCTAAATCTGCTACTGCACCAACAACTAAACCATCCGATGCTTCACCTAAACAAGAAGAAGCAGAACAAGAAGATGCTGAAGTAATTGCAGAAACTTCTCACACAGATAAAGAAGAAATGAAGAAAAAGATGAAAGAGGACATTGATGCCCTTTTTGCTGACGATTCTACAATTTCTGAAGATTTCAAATCTAAAGTTTCTACAATTTTTGAAGCTCGTGTTAATGACCGTGTTTCACAAATTCAAGAAGAAATTGAAGGCAAATATGCTGACATGCTTGAAGAAGCAATCTCATCTGTTCGTAACGACTTAACAGAGAAGGTAGATGATTACCTTTCTTATGTTGTTGAACAATGGATGGCAGACAACGAAATCGCTATTGAATCTGGCTTACGCTCAGAATTAACAGACGACTTCATCGCAGGTTTACGCAACTTATTTGCAGAACACTATATTGATGTTCCTGCTGAGAAAGTTAACCTCGTTGATGAATTAGCT